CCAGTACCGGCAAAAATATGTTCATAATTTCCAAATTTAGCCCGTTTCACCCAACCGCTCCAAGTCCACGTCTTGCGATTACCTGCAGACGACGGTGTTCTGTTCAGATACGCACTATCAGCACTGTTGAAACGCAAGCTGCGTTCAATTTGATAGCCAGCAGCCTCTGCTGCACCAGCCAGTAACAAAGGGGTTGCAGATCCAGGAATCATGAGACGTTCAACAGTGCTTGGGCAGTAATACGGGTTGCGCTTTCGACGTAATAAGCAATTACCGAAACAGCGCTTTCTGTGATCGTTGGTGCCGTTCCACCTGGGAACTTCCAGTTAGAGCCATACGCCAACGTAAACGCACCGTTAGTAATCACAATCGCACCAGACTGGCCCGCAACTAAATTAGTTGGGTTTGCCAAGGTAGCATTAGTGGCCAACGTTAAATCAAAATTATTCCCTTCAGCAAAATCAGGCGTAATTGTTGCCGCAGATGTCAACGTAACACTGCTGCCGCGTTGTGCTTTTGTAAATGATTGCGTTTCACTTAAACTGGCAAATGCTTCCTGACGCCATGCCGTGCCATCATAAATCTTCAGGACATACGATCCACCTGTAGTATCCAGCCACAACTCGCCTTTTTCATTGCCTTGCTGACCTGAAACAGTACCATCGCCTGTGGTGGTTCCGGTCGCAGTAAAAATTGTGCCGACTGTGTTTGCACTTGCACCAACCAAGGTGAAGTCGGACGTACCAACCGTCAAGATTTGATACGTTGAACCAGTTACCAGTGACCCTGCTGCAGTCGTCGCAGGTGATGCGTTCGGTGCGCTAGTACCAACATGGACCGGACCAACCTTAACCAAGTCACCGTTACTGTCCTTAAAAAACAGACCAGGCGATGCTTCGTTTGTATTTAGTCCAAGCTGACCAGCCGACATAATCGTCGGTATAGGCCGCTTGTGCGCGGTGCTGCTCCGCAAATGCTGGAGTGCCATCCTTAACGCCTATTGCTAGGCCGGAAGTTACTTATCTATATTACACAGTAATTGGTCAGTTGAAGGTGCCGTCGTCAAGCTGGCTCGTCAGTGCAACCGTACCAGTGTTATTGGGTAGTGTGATCACTTGGTCAGCGGAAGGATCTGCCACAGCTACGGTAATCTCAAACGCGTCGTCTGTACTGCCTTCAAATACAAGGCTTCCGGTGTTGCTGATCAATACCTCGCCAGTAACCGTACCACCGGATTTGGGTAGTGCTGCATTCGCAAGGTCATAAGCTGTTTTGACGCCGTTTGGCGTTGCAGCAGTTGTGGTGCTGGATGACGCAACGCCATCAGTTAGTTGCAAGATGCCAGCAGCACTTGTCGATCCAGCGTCAACCGAAATTACAGGAGTCGTTGTTCCTGTTGCGACTTGAACAGGCGAAGTGCCGGTGACGTTGGTAACAGTACCAACAGTGTTTGCAATCCATTCAAGGCCCGTCGCTTCGCTGCTGTTTGCACTCAGGATGTATCCGTTAGTACCAACAGCAAGTTTGTTCAGCGTTGTGGCGTCGCTTGCAGCTAGAAGATCACCCTTGCTATATGACGCGATATTCGTACCACCGCGATTCACATCCAAGGTGCCTGCCGTCATGTTGTCGGCATCACGACACTCGCTACTGACTTCCTCAAGGGCAGCCTGCACGTTTGTTGATGACAGGTTTGCGGCAGGAGTAAATGCAACGTTTGTTGCCGTCTGCGCGGTATAGATATTTGAGACGTCAATCTCAGTCCAAGCACTGCCGGTTGAAAGCAGAATGTCGGGTGGCGCAAGTGGAACTGTTGGGGCAGGTGCTGTACCTGTGCCCGTTTCGCTCACAACGACGTAGTAACTCGTATTTGCTGTAGAAGCAGAAGGCAAACCACTACCGATGATTAGACCGATCGCGGCACCGTCGCTAGTAACAGTTGCGATCTGGTTCGTTGAGGCGTCGTAAGTACCCGCAAAAACAATCGCGCCAGCTGAAATGCCGATAGATTGCCAGACGTTGCCGTCCCAGAGGAAGAAGTTTTTATCTAGTGGATTGAAAAATAGCTCGCCTGTGAAGTTTGCTACAGGCAGTGACTCGCCGATTTGTGCGGTTGCGTAGTTGGCGAGTTTTGTTGAGGTGATTGAAGAATCGGCAATGCGGTCAGCAGCAAATGTGCCACTCGTGACTTTCGCAGCATCAAGGTTAGGAATGTCGGCGGCTACCAGATCTGCAGCAGCGGTGACGTGACCTTGAGCATCAAACGTAATACCGTTTTTAGTTGCGCCGGTAACGCTGTTTGTATGATCTAACGTTCCACTGGTGACACTTAGACCCGTACCAGGCTGGATGATGCCTTTTGTTGATGCGGTCGCATCTGGTAAATCGTCTGGAACGATCGCGCGGAATGTTGGTGCGGCATCTACGCCAGACGTAGGCCCCATAAACGCGCTGTTGGCAACCTGCGTGTCAAGCGTCAGCGTCAGGTTTGCTGTGAAGGCGTCCGGGTTATTGACAACAACCGAAAGCGGTGTCGAATCTGTAATTGTTACATTTTGGATACCGGCTTCTTGCACCCAAGCAGTGCCGTTCCAGCGATATGCGATGCTGTTAGATGTGTTGAACCATGCCTGACCGACAAACGCACCAGTGCCCGAAGGCGTTGTGGCGCTGACAATACAGGTGGATTGGTCGCCTAGCTTGTCCTCGTTAATTGAAGAGTCGTTGATTTTTGAGGTTGTTACAGAGCTTGCTTGTAGATTTGCCGATGCAACAATGTCGCTGGCCAACGTAGTCGCAAAAGTTCCAGTGCCGGAACCAGTTACTGCGCCTGTTAGTTGGATCGTTTGATCGCCAGTGTTTGTGCCGCTGCTTGTACCGGAAAATGATGAGCCGTTAGTCCAAGTTCCGGTGGCAACAGCAAGATTGCCAAGGCCAAGGGTTTCGCGCTGCTCTGTTGCATCGACGTCATCTAAGAATGCGCGAGCTGCAGTGGTGCAACTTATTTCTTCGATCGTTCCAGCACCCGCAGTGCTGCGGCCCAAGATGACGTCAGTTGTAGTGGTGTCTTGGATCTTGCTGTATGTAACAGCAGAACCTGCAATGTTGGTTGTACCGACAATGCCGCTGGATAGCGTTGTAACGAAACTGCCGGTACCGGTTCCTGTGACCGCACCAGATAAAACAATGGTCTGGTCGCCTGTATTGGTGCCGGTTGATGTACCTGAATGCGTACCGCTGAACGTACCGTTTTGAGTCGCAAGAGTCCCAAGACCGAGAGTCGCGCGTTGGGCGGTGGCGGTTGTATCGTCAAGTAGGGCTCTGCCTGCTGCAGTTAAGGTGTAAACCGCATAAGTGTCAGGACCGGTTAAGTAAATACTTTGGTCGGCAAGCGTTACCAGGTCTGAAATGCTTTCTAGACCTGCGTCATAAGCTTGGACCGTGCTACCGATTTCTAAGCCGAGATTTGCGCGTGCTTCGATCGCAGTTGATGCGCCGGTTCCGCCGTCTGCAACTGCAAGATCTGTAATCCCAGTGATCGCACCACCGGTAATCGTCGCGTTTGATGAGCTTAGGTTGGCTGTTACGGTTCCGAAAGTAACGGAGTCGTTTGTGTCAATACCTAAAGTGGTGCGCTGGGCTGCTGCATCGGCATCGTCTAGCAGTGCTCGGCCTGCCTCTGTGCAGACAATTTCCTCAACATCGCCTGCGCCCGCAGTGCTACGCCCCAGCAAACGGTCGGTAGCTGTGACGTCTTGGATTTTGGCGTAGGTGACTGCGTCATCGGCAAGCGCAGTGGTGCCTAGTTTGGTTACGCTACTTTGGTCAAGCTTGTCTAGATCGATTGAACTGGTGTTGACTAAGTCAAGACCGGCATCAACGAGGTTTTTGGCGGTGACTTTTTTGGTTTCAGAACCACTGACGTCTGCAATCGCCAGGACATCATTGGCAGCAACACCAGCCTTACTAAGCTCGTTAAGCTGCGTTATGCGTTGGTCAGCCAATGCTCTACTCCCTAGGCAAGGACATATACACGTAGTTTAGTCTGTTACTTCCTGTAGCAGGTAATCCAAGCCTTGCTCAACTCGGATGCGGTCGTCGTCTTCCTTGAGGATGTAGTCTGATGGCTTGCCAATTACAAGCTGTATCTCCCCTGTCGTCACAAAATCTACCGTACAGGATATGTAGTTCTGTGCTTCAATAGAAATGCCGGTGTTGGTGACGACGGCGGCGGTTTGGTAAAAAATGTTTTCTACATCTGGATCGACTTCTTGGTCTGTTAAGTACAAAGCAATGTCGAATGCCGAACCAAGGTCAAGACGTTGGATAAGCTGCAGCATTAAAAGCGGCGACTCTGTAATTCCTGTGGTTGTGTAGTCGAACCCGCATTCAATTCGTCCACTACCGCTAAGTAAACCCGCGTTGTATTGATGCTTAAATTTGTCTTGTAGGCTTGTTACATCGATAGAATCACGAGACGTGTTAAATTCGTAGTTTGTTACATTACCTAAAATGTTGTAACTGACATCTCGAACTTTTAAAGTGACTTCTATAGGGTCGCCTACAAATGTCTGTAAAGCTATCTCGTCGGAACGTTCGTTGTTTACTGCAGCTGTAAAGGTGTCGAAAAGACGTAAACCGCCTGCTGCGTTTACGTTGACAAACGCACTGAAGGTATCTTCAACGTTACCGCTAGACCAGTTCGTACCAGGGATGAACTCTAGGCCGCGTGCGTCGGTTGTCTCGATGTCAACGCGGTCTCCAGTAAAGATGTTTTCGATTGCGGCGTCAATACCTACCCGATTAAGGTTTACGTTAACATCATCGAGCTGAACAGCCGAAGATATTACGCCTAATTGCGCGTCCGTACCGCGGCGCAAACGAATGTTGCCGTAGTTACCAAGAAAAAAAGTCACAGTTATGGTAGGCTGGCGATTCTTTGCTCTAGCGGACCATCCACAGTAAAGTTGATGGGTATGACTGCTAATTCTCCAGTAGAGGTAGAGACTGTAGCGGAGGTAATATAAGCAAAAAACACTATAGTATCCTCAACGTTATCGGCAAGTTTTAGCTTCATCTTGACTCTATCACTTTCTTTAACAGCACCGCCTTGGGTGCCAGTTTTTTCTTTTTGAATTTTGTGAAGTATTTCCGTAAAATCTCCTACGTTGGCTCCGGTTTCTCCAGCTTCGAGACGGTAGTACATTAAAGTGGCGCTACCGGTCGCACCGCTTATACCTGGGACGAAAGTACTGGCGACACTGTCGATTGTTCTAGTGCTAAGTAGCTCAACAGTGGTCTCAATGGACCAGTCCCGTATTTTGGCAATCTCTTTATCTTCAATCTTTAACGACCCGGTTCGTCCTGTGTAGAAAGCCATCGAATTGGTTAGGACATTACCTGTAGTTTAACTGACTTTGAAATCAGCGGCACGGAAGTCCGCAATGCGGGCTCTCGGCTGGTCGTCGCCCTCTGTAAAACACGGGTACTCCAGTGCTTTGACGGATACCTCCCCCTCTTCTTCGATGGCTACTTCGGTAACGCGGTACACACGCTTGCTTGGTTTTTCAAGGCCCATGACAAACATATGCCCCACATACCTGTCAGCTATCCCCACTGCGGTGTTGTTAGAAACTGCGTAGGTTTCAGAGCTGACTTTGCCTGTTTGCGTGTCGTAAAACAGGAATGCGTACGTCCCATCGCTTACTTTGTCTTTTATGGGTGTGTTAAGTGCGCCACCTTCCATCACAACGCCTGTTGAGTAGCTGTCCCAATCTTTGAGGCCGATGTCAACGTAGATAAACGAACCAGGTTCGATAGCGGATTCTGAAGGGAAAGTGCGGAATTCGATGCCTTTACGGATCCAGTGGCGTTGGTTTGCTAGAAGCTTGCCGAACATAATGGCCTGCTCTTTTTGTGTTACAAACTGACTGGCGTCAAACGTTTGGCGGATAGCGTCGTCACTTACGCCTTTCCTGCGTACTTCCACAGCTCTGTTGGTGCTGAATACGTCTTGCGCGTTGGTTTCTCGGTAAATCACAGTCGCAATAAGGTCTTGCGTACCAGCGCCGTAATTTAGGAATTCCTCCTTGAAGCTATCTTCTAAAATGTTGCCTGGCGTAAACAAGGCGGAAATGGTTAGGGGCACTGGTTTGCCGCTATTCTCTGCTGCTTTACCTGAGGCGTCGATGGGGATAGCGGGCACCAGAGTATCGGCACCGTTTTTACGTGCCAGCTCTAGCAAGCTGAATGGTGCGTTTTCGATCCAGAATGATCGCCAAGATCCTGCGTCAGCTATAACGCCATCCATGTAAAGGCTGATTGATGCGCCTTGCTCAACAGGTAAATTATTGTTTTTACAGAAGTTCTTTGCCGCGATCAAGCTGGGCTGATCTAACGCATTCTTTGGTACGTACTTTGCAACGCCGTTTTCTGTGTTAAGTACTGTGTCGGCAAAGATGTCAGGCGCAAAACTTGTGGAGGATTTAGAAGGGTTGATAAAATCCTCTGCGGTATACGTGTCTTTACCTTTTGTTACGAAGGCTGTTACGTTGCGTAGGTCTTGGATGCCACGGCCTGCTGTAATACCGACGGACATCATTGACATGTTCTCGTATTTGCCTATGGTTGATTCTCTTTGTTGTTCGGTTACAGCAGTAATTAAAAGTTCTGGGCCTGTTTCGTGGCTGAATTGCACTTGCGTGTCTGTGTTGACGCTGAACATGTCCCACTCGTTTGTGTAACGCGGACCACGCTCTTCGAGGTTTGGGAACCCCCATGCGTTTGTTGAGGTGACTTCGCGTCCGAACCAGGAAAATGTAACCCCTCCTGATGAGTACTTTTTTTCTCGTTCTGAGTTCTCGATAAATCCGAAGATGCTTTGGCCGTTTGAAAGCATCTCGGCTTTTGTGTCGTAGACAGGGTCGAACTTAAACGAGTACCGGTTGCGTGTATCTGATTCGAAATTTAGCTGGTTGTAGAAGTCGCTTTCCGAACCATGGCGCAAAACATAGATAACAGGGAAGATGGTGTAGTCTGTGTCAGTGTCTTTTTTGTAGGACACACGGAAAAAAGCCATGCGGCCTTTTACGCCGTTGTCGCCGTTCTTGTAACCCTCGGGTGCTCTTTCTTCTGCATACTTCTTTTGTCTGCCGCTTACACGTCTGAATAGTTTTGACTTGATAGAGAAGCGCACGTAGTCACATTCGTTTATAGTCTCGTATGAAGCTGACTCACACTTAACCAAGCATTTTACAAAGAAATTGTTGTCTAAACTTTTTGCGTACTCATCGTTAAACTCTTCTAAAGTGGTGCGTACCGCTTCAAGAGCTTCACGTTTGTCATCAAGAATCTGCTTAAATCTTTCCTTTATTGCTTTGACACCCACTTTGTCGGTGACGCGGCCCTCTGACGGCAACTTCTTAAGGCGTTTTTCCATTGCTCTGATGCCGCCATAAGGGTACTTTTGTCCAGTAAGTTCTGACGTGAACTCGCCTGAGTCCTTGCTATTTAAAGGTTTAGTAAACTTATTGCGGGCTCTGTTGATTAACTTGGTGCGGCGCTTTTCACGCTTTTCACGTAAAAAGTCTAGTTGATCTTCGTAGTTTGTTTCTTTGTTGAGGTTTGCTTCTGTTAGTTCGTTCAAAGCTCTTCTTTGTGCTCTAGTGCCGCCTTCATCATTTAGGAACGAACTATTTCTTAAAGCATTTTTGGGAGTTTGCTTATCAAAACTGACATCCCGCTTGTCTTTTATACGTTGTATCTTTTCGTTTATGTAGCCAATACGTTTTTTCTGATCTTTATTTTGTCTATCTGTCCTTAAAAAATCGTCAATTACATCTTCCAATGGACTTTCGTTGTCATCAAAATCACCAGCGTTTACTAGGTCTATTTCTTCGTTTGCAAGATCAATGTAATTCTGTATATCTGTTACCAGTGTTTCTACGTTTAGTGTCGGTTTTTCTGCTAGAAAGTCCTCTCGCAGTTGCTTAGTGTTTTCAATCGAACCACCCTTAGAGAATGGTCCGTAACTCTTTGATTTGCCGATCTCGTTTGTCCATGTTACGGTCGCATTTCCGGTAAAATCGTAGGTCTTTGCATTTATGTTTATCTTTAGATCGTCGGTAACTATTTTTTCGTTGTTGTCGCCTTTGTTGCTTAAAATTTCTTCGGCGTTTTCAAGCTCTACGCGAAAATCAGTGTTGGGGTCTGTGTTGGGTCGTGTTGTCTTGTACTCAACAGTTGGCCTACGGCCTCCTTCTATGCACCTAAAACGCGCAGTGACATCCCCTTCATCGACGTCTTGACTAGAGTTTTCTGGAAAATCTATTAGCTTGAATTTTGCTGCGCCTAACATGTAGGTCGCACCGTATGTTAGAGCTTCTGCTGTTTGTCTTCTTATATCTTTTGCTATTCCGCGTCCGTCATCGTCTCCATCTTTGTTGTTGCTGCTCTCAAACTTAACATCGATGGTTTCACCAGTTTTGTAAAAATTACTGGTGCCTGAAATCCAGCTGTCTGACTTTAACTTGATGTTAATAGGCGCGTCTTTTTCTTTGCCTTTTTTGTTGCGGGTGATGACGGTTACATTAAGAGGTATTGGATCGTAAACACCAAGAGCAACTGAAGTCGTTGGGCTATACGCTTGGCTATAACCTTGTGTTTTGTTACCTTTTACCAGGCAGACATCTGAAGATTCTGTCCCCTTCAAACTCTTGGGAAACAGCTCTATGTCACCAAATACTCGATCCTTAAATTCAACAGTACCCGCAAGACCACTACTGTTCTTGTAAAAAATCCAAATTAAACCGGGGTTCAAAGAGTCGATTGCAAGTTGGCCAAATGCTGTTTTCTCAGGATCTATCTCCCTGATCTTTGATGCACCAAGCACCATTAACAACTGCATAAATTGCGTTGATCCGAAATTTTCAATGGCAGACCACACCAACGCACCAGACACCCGCACGCCGCCTTGAGGGTTTTGATCGGTGTTTGTGTAGACCAAGTTGACTGGGTCGCCGTATGTGGCTAGTTCTTGTGTACTGTTAAAGCCGAATGTGGGTGCAAAACGTTGTTGACGTTGCCTACGGCGATCACGCGCACCTGGAATCTCAGGCTTTGGCGTCAGCAGTGCTGCACCAACCTGAAATAAAATGCCGACAATCGTTAGAACAAGGGCGGCTGTTCCAGCTCCATTACGGACGTCTAGTGCCGTACCAGCCTTGGGGTCTTTATAGTCGCGCTGAATTGCAACAAAATCTAGGTACTGCTCTTTGCTGATGCCCAGCGACTCAACTAGCTGGTGCTCGTATGGAAGTAACTTTCTCATCAGTCCACCCAGAAATAATATGCTTTTACGCGGTCAATCGGCAGTGATACAACACGGCCGCCTGGCGCAATGCAAATCACACGCCCGTTGACAACCGTACCAAGTGCGGCATTGTCGGCCTGTGAAAGCAAGGCGATGGCACCGTCTTTTGGCATTTTAATGCGTTTGCCGCTTTGTAGTAACCACCGTGCCACATGTCGTGGCTTTAGTGTTTCGGCCGTAAACCACCAGTAAGCCCAAGAGTAGCGCTCGCGGTGGTCCGATAAACCTAGCCTAGTGCGAATTTCGCAAACTAACTGGAAGCAATCGGTCTTGTTGCGGCCATCACGCGGATGTGCGCCCCAGCAGTACTCAAGGCCAATTAGATCGTTCATCGCAATGACAACGCTGACTCCAGTGGCAAGATCCCTACATTTTTATTTGTCAATGAGTTCGCTGGGAAGTTTGATGCCACTGCATCAAGCGCAGAACTAAACCGCAATTCAATAGTATCTGCGCTAAATGACGCACCAAGCCCCACGAAAATTTCGCGTGGTCCGTTGTCGCTGATGCCGCCAGACTGGTTCACAAAACGTGTGTCGAGAAATAACAGGCTTTTACGATTGCCTTTACCCGCCTCGACTAGCCTGACGGCATACTCGATAGCTGGAAACAAAATTGTGATCTGATCGTTGTCGCCATTCAGACTTGACACCGACCCATCCACACGGAATGGGGCGAACGCAAAAGAAGCAGCTCCAAAAGTTTTAGACTCGTTTACAAAATAGTTCTGGTAGCGGTGTCGCTTGTCTTCGTCGGGATTATCCTTGTCGTCGTCAGTTATTAGGTCGAAAAACTGGACAATGCGGATCTCTTGTGTCATGCTTCAAGCTCCCCAACTAGCTTTACGGTTACGGTGCTGACACCCGGTTGAACACTCTGCACATTCGGTGATTCTGCATAACGCCACTTGATGTTTGGGGGATTCTTAATCAAAGCTTCTACTTTGTCGTCCATACCAACAAATACGCGGTACGGCACACTAAATGAGTCCAACGTTCCATCCATGTCGATGTAGTGCTGCAGTATCTCACGGGTTGTGCCACTGTACTGTTTTAGTTCGTTTTGGTCGCCTATGTTTTTGAACTGCAGGTCTAGCGTGTAGCCGGTTTGTTTATTGCCGAAACTACGGCGAAAAGTTACGCCAGATAATGAACGGTATGTTTTGCTTGGGTAGTCGCCCATAGTAAAACTACGGGTTGTTGGCCTTATGTTGGGAAATGACATCAGCCGATACCGACGCGAGCGCGGGTGCGCGGGCTATTCTGCATTCTATCGAGCGTCATGTTCATACCACGCTTGGCACCATCGCTTGCGGCTTGACGCCTGGTCGTTGCCATCGCAGATTCCAGTTGTTCGCGGCTAACAAACTCTTGGCCGCCGATGTTCGTCGTCTCAAACGTAAAGTTCATCGCTGGTGCGTTGCCCACTGGTGAACGTCCCATCAACTGGCGCATGTCCTCGTTTCGCATGACGCCGCCGTTGCTGCCTGGTACAAATAGCTCCGGACCACGCTCGCCAACCATATAAGGCTGGCCGCCGCGAACTGGGCCGCCGTTTGCTCGAAGCGGTGTAGCAGCGGCTATGTCCGCAAGATTTCCAGTGTCCGGCAAAGCCGAAGCTACGTTAGAGCTAAAT